TAACCCTTTCCTCCAGTATACCCACTAGATTCAATAATCGTAATAGAAACAACCACTCCATTGGCGATGGTTGCTGTAGCAGCAGCTGATACTGGGTTGAGACCTGCGGGGTTACCGCCAGAAATAGTAACAGAAGGAGCAACAGTATAACCAGATCCACCATTGGTGATATTAATTTGATATACAACACCCTGTCTATATTCTGTTGCTTGAATAATACCATTGGTGCTGCTTCCACTGAATAGATCACCTAGAGTAAATGACAACGCAGTATTTACTGGGAATGCTAAGAATAGCGAATCGTTATCATTGTTTAGAATGTATGAAATATTGGTATCTTGCTGAATAGCAATATCACCAGCAAGTGCTCCTTCTAGTTTAAGTCTTTCTGTCTGATCATCTACGGTGTAAACATTAAATGGTCTCAGTGCAGGAATCTGATCGATAGAAATTTTACCAGAATCTGTGAGTTCAACAAGTGCTCTTGGAACAGCATTTGTTGAATATGGTTTGTTGATATATGGACCAAGATTATTGGTAATAAAATCTCTTACTGCCTTTTGCGTTGGAATTTTACTGTTAGATGTATTTGCTCCACCGAGATTATTATCTGCATCAAAACCAGTAACAACAACATCTCCACCTTTTAGTTTGAGGAATTCAACTTCAGAGATCGAAACAGTACCAGTGAAAGTAATGTTACCAGTTCTGTTTTCAATCTTAGCAAACGTACCAACCTTGAAGTCACCAAGTTCGTCAGTACCAGAAACATAAACGCGACCATAATCTTCGTTGACTTGTTCAAATGCTTCGTTTTTAACACCACCGTTTTCTGGTAAAGCGTTATAATCTGTGCCAGAACCAGCAAATTCCCAAGTGTGTGAGGAAGAGTTAACAATGGATGGTCTATGCAGTCTAATCGTTCTATTGACTAGAGATGAAGAAGAAACTGGATTTCCAGTATTAATATCGGTAAATCCTGCCGTGGTTCCACCTACACCATCAGAAAGAGTAATCAATGCTCTGAATGGAGCAGTATTTGTTAGGGGAGTTACGGTATCAATGAAATATTCTACACTTTCGTTAGTATTTCTTAAGTCGTCAATTTTTACAATATAATGCTCAAGTGGTTCTCTACCTAATCCATCTATTTCTAGTTGAGTTTTTAGAGTAACAGTTTGTGATTCTGCAGTAATAGTGCCAACATCAAATGTATATGCTTCGTTTCTATATCCTTTTGCTCTTAGAGCATATAGACCAAAGTTAGTAGCGGAGTTGGTGATAGATGCATAACCGCCAGATTCAGCAAGAACACCGTCAGAACAGAAGATAACAAAGACAGAAACTAACTGAGTGTAACCATCATTAATTACTTTATATCCAGTTCCTGCTTTTGAAACAATAGTAAATGCCGAAGCAACCATGGATTTGCCCTGGTTTTCATAAATTGCATTTCCATTATTATCTAATCCAGGCAACGGACAGTTTGGCGTTTGTACTTTGGATCCGTCAATAAGTGCTCCACCACCACCTAGGAACGAGATGATAGAAGAGTTTTGTGTATATGGAGATGCTTCAATGTATGGTAGATCATCCCAGGTAGATCTAATTGTTACATAATTACCTTGAGCATCATATAGAACATTAGCTGGGTAAACTGCTGTTGGGTTATATAATGTTCCGTATGTTTTTGCTAGTCCACCTGCAGCAATAGTGCCATCCAAGATATCTTCAATGATAGCGAATGAAGAATCGATAGATGTCGCAACGTTGGCACATAGCGGGAATGTTCCGTATAGAGCAATGTTCCAATCTTCAAATCTAGGAATAGGCGAAGTGTAAGTATTAGTAAGAATACTTGGTTGGTAAATAACTACAACACTATCTGCTAAAGCACTAACAAATGTATGTGTAACACCAGTAGCAGTTCCTGCTGTGCCGACATTTACTGTAACGGTAGTAAACCCACCAGCACTGGTTATATTTGTTGTCGTTAGACTCTGACCATTGTTTCTATCTGTTGGAGATGGACTTGCTAAGTTTCCTCCACCATTAGAAGAACATGAGAAGGTAATTGCATTTTCTCTAAATGCAATTCTAGTTAAACCAGCACTTCCACTTCCATATACAGGAGTTGGATATGTTACTGTAACAACTCCTGTAGATGAATTGTATGTTGCATTAGTTGGAGTTACTGATATAGTTGGTCCATTTTCACTCCAATTTCTCATTGAAGATTTTGCTAATTCTTTTGCTTGGTTGAAAGCATAGATAGTTGGATTTAATTCACTGGTAGGAATTCCTGTTAATTGAGTTCCAGTGAAATAAGATTCTGCTGCTTCAACAGCACCAGCATTTCCACCAAGAATTAAATCCCTACGAACAGCACGTAAAATGTATTGAATATCTCTCTTACACTTAGTATCATCTTCATAGTCTAATCCAAGAAGAGGATATTGTACTTTTGTTCTCCTTAATGCTTCATCAGCAATAAACTCAGCATTTCTATCGATTAAGTAAGCAGCATCTTTATATGTTCCACTAGAATCATTACTAATAATATCAGCAAAGATATATGCTAACGTATCAATAGCACTCTTAACATCAGCACAAGCAGGGTTTCCAGCAGTTGCTGTAATTACTGTATCATCAAAATATTTTGTTAAAGAACTATACTTAGTTTCATATATGGGATCTCCAACTAATCCATTTATAGTTCTCCAGTTACGCATAGCATGAATTGCTAACTGTCTAGCAATTTCCAATGCTCTCAGCGTTTCTGTTATTTGAGTTCCAACGTAAGAAAGTTGGTTGCCAATCTGATATCTCTCTGCTGCTTCAATGACGTTATACGTAGAACCAAATTCTAAATCTCTAACAATTGCATTTAAGAAATGTTTTACATCTCTGTAGCACTTTGCATCTCCTCCAGGAATAGTAAATCCAGGATATAATTTCTCTCCCTGGGAGCAAGATACTAAAATATTTTCTACTTTAACTAAACTACCAGCAGTCAATCCACCTATCGTAGATGAGGTGGTAATAGTTCCAATACCAGTAGCATTGTCGTATGCTAAATTAGAAACAGAATACTCAGTGCCGTTAAATGTAACAGTTCCTCCACTTACATAAGTATGAACAAAGTTATTTGAATTTGTATTAACATCAAAACTACTGCCACTTATGTTACTTACAGTAAACCATTTTTGTGCAAATTCATCATTAATCTGTTTTACCGTTTCATCAGCAATAAAATCAATATTGTTTTTTATCAACAGACAAGCATCTTGGAATCTTCTTTGTACTGGAGCTTGAACTGAGAATTTATATGGTGAGTTGAGTAGTGATAATGTAACAGAAGCCTCTGAAGATTTTACTGATGATCCAGTTGGTGGTACATAGTTTGCATTTGTATATGATGGGAATTTTTTAGGAATGACGAATCTTCTTGAGCGGCCATCTGCATCACTCAAAACTTTATAGATTCTTTGCTTTCCATTTAAGAATGCTAGATTTGGATCTCCACTATCTGGCAAACCAGAAATTTCAATTTCTTGTCCTTCTTTGAAATCATGTATATTTGCTTTTCCGAATAGTGGGTTTGTATAGAAAACAATACCACCTACATCATCATCTCCACCAAATCCACCTGTAGCAATACTTGGATCTCCTTGTAGAGAAAAATCAACCCTAGAAATTTGTATTGCTGAGGAATAATCGGTATTTGTAGAAACGACTTCTCCCTCTGGTCTAATAGAGGATACATCATTAGTTGTTGTAAACTGGAAAATAGTTCCACCAGAAGCAGTATAATCAAAGTTTGCTGATTTTGGAATACTACCAGTAATGACTCTAACATCTATATATCCAGTAAGATATGCATTAGCACCAGTAGTAGTGTCAAAATTTACTTCTAAAATTTCGGCAGTACCTACGATATCTTGTGCATCAATAATAAGACCAGCAGTTAGAGCATTACCACCATTGTTGCCAGTAAAATATGCTCTAATTCTATTTTCACCGAGTACCTGATGACCAATACTAAAGTCTCTTGGGAAATCGCCGCCAGTAGTTCTATCGTAATAAACTCTTTGCTTATCATCAAATACCATGGCATAATCCCAGGTAATTTCTGGGGTGCCATCAAAAGTGTTGATCCCGTCTCTAAATGTTATGCCTGTAATATAGTTTTTGTCACCAAACTTAAACATGTGTTTGCCAGGATTTTGTGGTCTGACAATTACAAGTCTTAAGTTATCACCAACGATAGAGCAATCTGGTGGAATTGAAATAGGATTATCTTCCCTATAATCTCCACCTGCTACCTGAACAGTTTCCTTTACTCCAATAGTTTGAGATGCAATTTGACATGCTCTTTTAATACTTTTTACTGGAGCAACTACTGATCTACCATCATTTGCATCATCGCCAATCTGTTCCGAAACATAAATTCTACCACCAACGTCATTAGTGGCAAGATTCAAAACATATTCCGTTGTCGCAATGTTTGTAGATCTATCCCCCAATAATGGAGTTACTGATCGTGGGAAAACACCAGAATCCCCAGTAGTTCCAAAATGAGGTTGTGTGGGATCATTTACTCTGAAACCAATATGATTAAACAGTACAGTGCCATTATACTCTTCGCCATCTTCATGTAATGGGGGAGTAGTACCAGTAGTTCCATTCTCAACTACTTGATATACATTACCTCCCCAATATCTATATTCGTTAAGATTTAATACTGTATTTGCTGACCAAATAATACCAGTATTATTTTGGAATGTTTTTAAATTTGGACCCCTAAAACTTGCATCTGCAGTAACAAAGTTTTCGATGTCTAGGTTTAAGATTCTTGCAGTATCCGAAATAATAGAGGTAGATGTTCTAACAGCACCATTAATATCTAACTCATATTCTACGGTATCTAAGAGTGCTTCTGCAGTTGCTCCAGTACCATTACCACCAGTGATGGTTACAGTAGGAGCAGTTGCATATCCATCACCAGGATTATCTACAATAATTGCAGTTACAAAACCACTACTGATGATAGCTGATGCTAAAGCTTGAACTCCACCTGGCAGAGTAGGAGCACTTAATGTGATAGTAGGAAGTACAGTATATCCACTACCAGTAGTAAGTAATTTGATACTTTCTACTTTTCTACCAGTTCTGTTAATACCTACTCTAGGCGTACCACTGACAGGATCTAATTGAGTTCTTATAACTTCTACTTCATTAGTACCCGTACCAACTCTAATAGTAAAATCACTATCAGCTCTGACTTTTGGTTGGGAACCTTTTATAAATTCTTTATCTGAATTAAATTGTAGACTCATTGTGCTGTTCCGTCCGCCTATAATTTCTTATACTATTTAGTTTGATTAAGCCCACAAAGATTGCAAGACCTCAACTGCAGCGACCCATTTTACACTGTCAGTAGTACCAGAAACATTAGCAATTACGCTATATTCTCCTACACTACCAGAATCATATGGCAAAATGGTCCATGTCTCTGTATCTGGCACGTCATCTCTAATAACTGTTATAAAAGATGTTAATGTTGATACATTTCCTGTATTATCACATGTAACTGTAGTTTCTAATTTTGTAGAATAAACTGCAGAAGCGTCTGCTTTTAGTCCAACAATATGAATCGTAATAAAATTGATAGTTTCTGATGGCAGTATAATCTTGCCAGCAGTATTATCTAATTCCAAAATCTGACTACCAATTCCTTTTAAAATATAATTTGTTTTGGTTATGTCGCTAAAATTATTATTTTTAATTTGTAAAGTATTTACATTTTGTAAATCTTTTTCTTCAGTAATAACTACTTCGTTACTTACTGAGTATCCTCCTAGAGAATCAAATTTTTTAAGAGTGACTGCCATGATTATTTCTTGATGATGGTACTAATAATGGTAACGACTACTTCATCGGAAGTAGTTACTGAAGAATCTAAAGATACATTTAAACGAACAGCAGATGCTGGATCAAAATCAAATGTTATATCTATTAAGTTAGACGATGTTCTAACTTCTCCATAAGCATTATGAATAATATCAGATGAAGTATTGCACACATTATATTCAATTAATTCTTTATCCCCAGATGTAACATTATGAGCAGAAACAATAATTTTTGCAGAAACATCGTTTGCTGGTTGATATATAACTGAACTACCAGAATCTGTTGTACCCTTTAACAACGGTATATCTACAGTAGTTATTCTAGTATCTGTTAGATTTATAAATTTCAAATCTTTATCAACAACCGTCAATCCACTGAATGATCCTGTTGAATATGCAGTATTAACAATAAACTTACCAGTATCATCTAATCTCAATAATGTATCTGTAGTTAATCCAGATGAATTTGCAATGTCAAAATTGGATAGTGACGTTAATAATTTTGTAGTTGATGTTCCAGTATCATTAATTATACTGAAACTATCGTTTGCAAAACTAACATTATCAGCATTTATATCTAAATTGTTTGATACAGATGTAATAACATCCATACCGTTAAACTCAAGGTAAGTTTGAGCAACATTTAGTGTGTTTACCGAATTATTATAGAAGAATAAAATATCTTCGTTAGCACCTGGAGATGATTCTGCTTTTATTTCAGTATCTTGGTTTATGTCTTTTACGCCCCCAAGGCCACCCCATTGATTACCATTAAAACCTTCGAATTGACTATCTGCGGTATTGTATCTAACAGATCCTTGCTTTGGTGCTCCCTTGTTATTATTATTTCCTACAGGTAGAACTAAAGAGGTAGTGGAGCTAATCTCTACATTTTTCCCTGTTAATGGTTGAATAATAACATCATCAATTAAAGAAGATATCGTACTATTTTGTATTTTTAAATTATTATTCCACTCTGTTGGTGTATTAAAATATATGTCTTTAATGCTTGAGGAGAAAGTTAGATTTGCTTTTGTTGATCTAATCCAAGTAAATTCGACATCTCCATTTACAGCCGCCGCAGAAGTATGTGTTGGTTCAGAACTACCTGTAGTTCCAGCAACAGTAACTTCATATACATTGTCGAGGGTATAGACACTATCTCCCAAACTGTATGCGGTAAGTGGCAACCACTCTTCTAGTCCATCTACATCATATGCTCTGATATTTCTAGCAGTATAGAATGAAAAATCTGATGCGGATAATGTTAATGATTGTTTATCAAAATTGACAAAATATAAAGTATCTTCATTTGAACCAGAAGATTTTTCTGGGATAATATATGTGTCATTGTTGACATCTCTTACTCCACCAAGAGATGACCAAGAAGATCCATTATAACCTTCGTATTGAAGAGCAGTGGTATTAAATCTTATAGAACCTTGAATTGCATCCGCTGGTCTTTGTAGAGTAGTTCCAACTGGAATTGCTACAGATGCTGTGCTGTTGACAAATATTGATTTACCTATGTCTGGTGTAAGTCTAATACCCAATCCATTTCCAGTCTCTGGAACATCAGTGATTTCTTCGATAGCAGCATAACCGCTATCATTATATAATTTTACTTTATCAGCAATATTGAGATATGCTGATGGATCGGTATAATGTATAGAACCAGCATCAGAAGATATTGAACCATCTTCCAAATCTATAGCAAAAACTTCAGCAACAGAACTGTTTAGAACAGATAGTTTTTTATTTACATTTCCAACCACACCACCATTAATATAAAGATTATTGGCAGGAGTTAAACGTAAGTCAGTGCTATTTGTAGAAGAAATGGTACTGCCAGATAAAGATAAGTTATCTACATTTACGTTTGATGCAAAATTACCAGATTGAGCACCGACCGAACTAACATTGATATTATCAGTAGTAATAGTGCCATCTAATCCTAATTCGATAGAACTCGTTGGACTAATTTGATCTATCAAAATTACTGGATCAACTACATCTGGTCTTGCTGCGGTTGAAATATTTAAAGTTCCTCCCATTCCAATGTGAGGAGCAGATTGAACCGTGCAGTAATAGTATAGAGTAGATGGAGTAGAATCTAAAATTTCCAATGAAATTGTCTTTGCTGCAACATCTGGAACTAATCCATCTCCTGTAAAAGGTATACCTCCATTATGAATACCGTCTTGCGTTTCACTTATATTAAAACCATGAGAAAAGTTTATCGGATCGTTGTAATCGAATATGTATGTATATCCTTTATATAATGTTAGAGTAGGAGTTTCTACTGGTCCATTACCATCATTTAAATCTAAGTAAAATTTGAATGGAACTCCATCTCCAGGAAATCCATAAGATAGAATTTTTATTCTAAATGGAATCTTAGGAATAAGCGTATCATTTAATTGATAACCACTACCATCAGATGATTTTGCAACTAAAGATAAAGATCCAACTTCAGATAACGTATATGAAAAACCAGATCCTGTTGGTGTTGCTACGTTACTTATCTGGTAGGTAAGACCAGATCCAACTCCACCAACATCAGAAGGAATTACAGAAAGAATATCATTGTTTTTTATTCCTCTACCTGGATCTGTAATAGCAAATGATGTTACTGCTCCACCATCTACCACCACTCTTGCTAGAGCATTATCAGAATACGATCCCGCAGAACCAGTGGTTAATGTAATAGTATTTCCCATACCAGGATGGGAATAGCAGTTGTATAATATTGTAGTTCCATTTGCAACTGTTGGTTTAATAATTAAATCAACAAATGCATCTTGTACACCAGAAACGCCATTTGATAATACGACAATACCATCTGGCAATTCATCATAATTACCACCAGATATGAAAAATGGGTGCGTATTATTGGATAAATCGGATATGTCAAATCTATAAGTATTTCCTATTATCAGATTTAAAGGCTGTTGAGTTACACCATCAATTTGATAAACAAAATTGGGCGGTGGTGTTCCAGGATTTGCTACAGTTGTTACTACAAATGTTGCAGTCGGTACATTATATACAGGAACATCTGTATATGTTCCATTCGTATAACCAGATCCAGCAGATGTTATACTACCTGTAATAGATCCATATCCCAAAACAGCATTTGATGCTGTTAGAACATCATTAACTTCATAACCACCTATACCGTTTGATGTTGGCGTAACCGAAGAAACGATATATGGAATTTGGTTTATTTGCCACTGAAAACCACTTCCTCCACTAAATCCACCACCAGCAGAAACTGGTAATGGTAAATCACTATTATTTACTGTTAGAATATTTCCGTTGGCGTATCCAGTACCGTTGTTTTTGATAACTACCGATATTGCCTGTCCATTTCCACCATCGCCACTAAATGTAATATCTGCTGTTGCACCAGTTCCAGATCCACCTTGTAAAGGAACATCTGTATATGTATTTGGGGTATATAAAGAACCAGGACTTAATATAGTTCCTACTAATCCTCTTACTGTAATATCAGCAGTTGCGCCAGATCCACTTCCACCAGAAAGAGAAACATTAGTATAATCTCCTGGAGTATATGAACTTCCTCCAGCAATAGTTCCCACGAAAGGAGAAATCGTAGCATTAACTTGACCTGATGTGCCAGAACCACCATTTAAATCAATTGCCACATATGATCCTGGATTATAATTAAATCCACTATCGTCAATAGATACACTATCTATAACTGCATCTCTTAAAGTTACTGTTTTTAAAAAAGTAACTTCGGAACTGTCAAACCTAGCAACCTCATTTGTGAAGGATGTTATTGATAGCGCATTACCATTTAGGTATGCACCTGTAGATGTAAAATTAGTAAAATTTAGAGACGGAGAAAATCTTGTTCCATTTGACAAGGAAAAAGTCCCTGTCAGACCGCCCGTACCAGATCCACCGCCAAGATTATATACATCTTGTGCTAGTAAATTGATCTCTTGCCTTTGTTGCTCAAGAGTATATGTCTTGGATACATTTCTAAGTACTGCTGGCATTTTTGATAAATTCTCTTAAAATGTCTTTGAGTTCTGATATTTCATTTTTTAAATCTTCAACATCAGTTTGTAATTTTTTGATAGATGCACTGCCATTACGCAATTTTTTTGCATCTTCGAAAACACTTTTATCAGTATTTATAATAGCATTGGTACTACTATCTCTAACTAAGTTAGAGTGATCTTGTACTTTCACATATTCCATTAGAAAGAAGCAACGATACGGATATCTTGTACTTTTGGAACATAGACTGGATTCGAAGATCTCATAATGACTTTAATAGCAAAAGAAGAAAACTCGGTTAAATTAGAAGCACTAAATCTATACTCCTTATAAGATTTTTGATCCTCAATGTATGGGGCGATGGTATTATCTGATGTAGGAATAACCCTAACATCTGGCGATCCGTCTCCATTAAAGTATTGCCATCCTAAATCATCAAAATTAAATTGAGAACTGGAAGGTTTGATTTTGTAGAGTACTATAATATCATCTTCCTCAAAAATATTTGCATTTAATCTCACGTCCAAACCACTTGCTGCATTTTCTAAACTAACTTCCTTTGTTACATATTTTGCCACAGAAGAACTATTAGAATCAATTTCTGGTACATAAGTAATGCCAGGTGCTTCAGAAGTTGATTTTATTTCTAAATATCCTTCTGTTCCAGATGGTTGATTTTCATATCCTAAAAGATCACCTACTCTAAAGATATCAGATTTCTGTATTGATGATGAACTTGAGAATGGAATTCTCGCATAATCTGACCCTGGAGTAGATTCTGCTGTGTAATTATTATTGATTGGATTTTTATTATTTGAAAGAGTTAACTCCTTCTTCTCTGCATCCCAAAGAACTACTCTGCCGCTAATAACATTAGTATATTTTTGAGTAACATCCGTGACATCGATTGCTTCAACTACGGAGTTGTATTCGAAATTAAATGTCTGTTCAGTAACTCCAGTAGATCCAACACTAACAGTGGTTAGAGCAGGTTGAGAACCAAATGTCAAAGTTTCACTAGGAACAAATAAAGTATCAGTAAGCATTTTTACAGTTAAAATACTTAATGCACTATCAAAGTTAACAATGACCGCAGAAGCACCCGAAGTGTTTCCTGTTACTAATTTTGGATTTCCTGGGTCGCCAGCGATGATGGTTGAAACGTCAACCCCAGCAACATTGAAGTAATATACTGGATAGAATTTAATAACTTGATTTCTTCTTCCGTATCTGTTTTCAGAACCAACAGATTTCTCAATTTTATTATTTACTAATTTAACAGAAGCAGTTCTTAGATCAATTACTGGAGACAAATAAGTATTTGTCGATTCTAGTTTTAATTTATATGATAATGATCTATCCTCAATGGATGAAGAATTCTTTAATTCATTAATCCTTGAAGCAAGAACTTTTTGATTATTGAAGAAGTGAACTTCATTTAAGAAAGTTTTTTCATATCCATCATTTTCTTGTGCTTGAGAATATGAAGTGTAGGAAGTAACAGTACTATCGATAGGAAGAATATTCGTAGTTTTTACTTCGGCACTTACTTTAGTTTCATTGAAATTTAAGAAAGAAACTTGTGGGAAAAGTTTTTCGTATTTTCTGTTGTATAAAGCAAGAACTTCGTTACCACCACCAACTGCATTTGATGAAGCAGAATCTGAAGATGTAATAGTGTATTGATCAACACCTACATTAGATACTTTAAATAAAGTCGATGACAAGTAAGAGGAAGGAATACCACCTACACTATCGATATTTTTAAATGCTACGTAAGATTTGCCAGACGCTTCGAAACCATTATTCTTATGTCTAAGTTTAACTACCTTATTATTATTCTTAAATAACAGTGATGTAGCAGTTGTGTCTGATAAAGAATCTGTTTCAACTGGAGTAATATCTAACTTTTCATACCCTAGTTGCTCGGTTGTTAAAGTCAAAATACCATTAGTTGAGATGTCAAATTCTGCTCTATACAAAGTAAATTTAATATCTTCAAATAGATCTTCTGTCCAAGCATCTACGTTTTGAGATTTAAATACTGATCCAAGTAAAGGTTGGGAAGAAACTGTAGATCCAGTTGCAACTTCTACTTCTCCCAAACGAGAAGCCCATAATTCATAATCCGTAGAATCAGTTTCAATAGCAAAAGCATATTCAGAATTATTTTGTAGATAGATGGGATATTCAAAATTAAATCTAGTTGGTGTTATTGAATCACTCACGGTAGATGTTCCAGGATCAATAGCAACACCCATTCTTACTGCTGGTGTATCTATTTCTAAAACAGCTTCTATATCAGCACCAGAAGCAGATGTTCCAGTAGAAGAAATGATTACAGATGGGGCGTCTGTATATCCACCACCACCAACAATTAATGTTGTGTCATAGATGTTTCCGCCAGAAACTTTGCATGTAGCAGTGGCATTAATACCACCAATCAACTGAGGACTTTCTACAGTAAGTGTTGCTGTTTCATAACCAGATCCAGCATTGTTGATTTTTAATGAAGTGATTCTGCCAGAATCTCTTGCGATAGTTACTGATAATGAAGTTGCGTTTGCTGCATTATAAGAAACCAGAGAAGGAATACTCAATTGCTCATTTTGTGCAAACGAGGTGCCATTATGATTAGATAATACTAAAGTATATACCTGATCATTATTTAAAGTAAACGTATTTGTTACTGAAAGTGCTAGTTCAACGCCATTTTTATCGATAATTTTTTCAATAGGACCAGATGCACTAGAAACAATACCAGTTACAGTTTCTCCCTGGGTTAGCGTTACCGCACCATTAGTATAAACTTTCAAATAAGTATATGGGTTGAGAATACACTCGGATCCAGGGACAATATATTTTCCTGGTTTACCGCTATTTACATTAGTTAAGTAAACTTTAATAGGAACAATATCACTCTTTTTGTGGAAATAAAGATCAATACCAGTTACAAACATTCCACCAGGAACGTTTTCTACATTGAATGTTTGTGCTAATGGATTTGGTTTTACTTCCGATAATGATGTTTGTACTAACTGAATACCTTCGTTAGATTTAAAGATTGCTGGTACAGTAGATGTAATTGTTGATGGTGGTTGTGGAAGTAATCCTGTTGCGTAATATTTTACTTCAGTATAAGAATCTACTTGACTTACATCTTCATTGGTGAGACTTGATGTAAATCTAATTACTTTTTCTCCTGTAATGAATGATAATTCTTCAGATGTGTTATCATAAACTACTGAATTGATATCATTTTTCCAAGTTGACCCAGATTCTGGTGGTAACCCAGATGGAATTAAAATCATTCCACTAGCATTACCATTCTCATCTGTTGTAATGCCACTATTGAATGAACTTAATGAATTTCCTGGAATGGTGGTGTAACGGAAATCTTGGATTACCCATCTATCAATATTTCTACCATCCATGAAAACATGGAAGTTTGTAGATGGTTTCATTCTAGTAATGGTAAAGAAAACAGGAACTGAACGACAGAACTGTTGAATAGAAGAATTGACAGAATTAAGTCCAACTGATTTGGAATTTACACCCTGGGCTAATTGATTATTTTGTGGACTAATATTCGAAGAACTGGAAACAGATGCAGAAACAGTAGATGATGACGCGCTAAATGAAGAGATATCATTTAGTGATGTTGTATTGAAAAATACTCTGTTTGTACCTGTCCAGTTGACAATGAAATTATTGTGGATACTAGCAAATCCTTCTCTAGCATCAGATTTTGAATAGAATACAGAGAATAATTTGCTATCGTTATCTAATATTAATGGTTTTTCTTTTTCGTCATACCAAGTATCAATAGGTGTTGATAGTTTTACTTCCCCAACATACTGAAGAACTACAAAAGGATTTGGATTTAAAACTTTAGTGGCAAATTCATTCTTAATTGATAATGCGTTGCTATATGGTAGAGTTATGATAGGACCAGTTTTTTGATATCTATCTAAACTTCTTGCTTCATTGGTTTTATTAACCTCTTCCAATTTAAATGATGATTCTACAGATCTTGGTCGCAATGAAGATTGTTGTGGATCTATGGAACATAGGTAATCTTCTGATGCTACGTTTCCTACACCATGATTTTCAAAATTATCTACAATAAAACCACTCTTTACTTTATCAATGCCTAAATCATCTTTAACTTGCATGTTTAATGCTTGCTGTTCCAACACACTTAATAGCGTATACTTCTCTAATCTTTCGATACGCTTTTCGAGTTTTCCTATATCTCGCATCGTATATCTACGATTATCAACAGGGATAACACGAACATCAGTAGAAGATGTTGTATATGCAGGAACATAAAGATAATATAATGCTACAGCATCGCTAACATCTTCTGGTTTTGTTGGGTTTAGTGAAGGATTTCCTTCCTTGATGAAAAATTCTCCTTTCTTATTGAGATATACTCCATCAATTCTATCTAAGTATTGTTTTAGATTGAATGAAATGGTGAAATCTAAGTTCTTCTCTGTTGCTGGTGTGCTAGAAGTAATACCTGCAGAACCAGTGAAACTATTGAAATCTGCTACTGATAAAATCGCTGTATCTTGGTATCCACTAATAAATGCAGTGGAATCTACTTTTGGTCTAAAATCAAAAACATCTCTAAGAGAGATTTTTCCTAATACATTAGAGTTGAATGCTGGAATTTCATCTAATTCTACGCCAGCTTCATGCAAGTATGAGTCTACTGTGCAAAAATCTCCTTGTGAATGTTCAAAATAATCAAAGATAATGATTAATTGACCTGTTGGTGGGTCGAATCCTGGTTTCAGAACTAACCTAGAAACATCATAGAAAGTATCTCTTTGACCGTCATCAAAAGAGAATCGTTCGGTAACATCAGTACCAGTTACCAGATCATTAGTTGCTGAGATAACTGGAGGAGTTTGTACTGTTCCTTCGTATATTTTATATACTTTAGTTACATCAGAATACGATAAAATGTCAGTACTATTTGAATCAAAATCAACTCCTCTTACAGGAACTACTCTATCGCCAGGGGAAACAACTAAAATTCTCTTATTTCTGTAAATAGTTTTGAGTCTTGGTCTAGACTTCGATACTTCTAAAGTAGCAGTTAATTTTAAGATGGGGAAGTCAGTACTTGTTCCAAAATAGTTAGAAGGTAAACTAACCCTCACACTACCTGCAGTCAATCCATTCTTTCCACTAGTAGTATTTTCTATAATTACATCTTCTGCTTTTAGGTATAAAATATCGCCAGATTCTACAGTTGTAGATGATCTTTTATCTAATACCGTAAGAATAAAGTTTTCTTCTCTGAAAGAAGCAAATCTCTGGGTGCCATATGGCAACTGAGCAGCAAAAGTTATATTTCCTCCACTAGTCGAAGCAGTTGTAACAAAATCTCTACGGAAATAATATTTAATCTTAGAGTCTTCACTATTTTCAACAATACTGTTTAAATATTTTGAACCAGATGGAATAATTAATGTAGAGACAGATGAATTCTCTATTGCTGGTCTAATTCTAACAACACTAGAATTAGATACGTCTGCCCTCAATACGTTATCCAAATAGATTTTGGATTTGATTAAACCAGAAGCTTTTTCTACTTTCTGAACAATAACTCTTACAGAATTATTATTGTCATCAGTAAATTCAATAACATCACCTTGAACTAAATCACTTGAAGGGTCACCAGAGAATCCATTGCAAGTTAAATACTTTTGTCCCTTCAATCCAGTAAAAGTGAAGTCAGTAATTGTTTTGGTGTTAATGTAATCAGCATCTACAGTATTAGTATCTGCTGTAAATTTGTATGCGTTTCCTGCACCAAATAACGAATGAAGCGATTTTACATTTTCTGGGTTGTATGTGTATACAGTATTTCTAAACAATATTGGTTTAACAACTGCAGATACACCAGGAGTAGTATTCCCCGTGTTAAATGTTACTTCTGGTGGAGACGTATAAACTTCTCCCAGGATATTACGATCTTTGATAACAGCTTTGTAAATAGTTGATGCGGTAAATCCTAATTCAATAGCAGAAGCATCATATTCTACTCCATTAATACGTAAAGTAGTAGATGTTGGATATCCACCACCTCTATTCATAACAACAAAGTGAGATATTGTTCCTTCTCTAGCAATTCTTCTGGAGTTACCTGCTTCATCTGTAATTGTTTCTCCAGGAATAAACTTACCAGATAAAGTTTTTACCCACAACGTATTTCCTACACTATATTTTGAAGTAGAAGATCCTTCAATAACTCCATAAGCACCACTAGTTGCTCCGAGGATGTATTTACCAGAACTAAATCCAACAGATTGAATAGGTAGATCTGAATCTACAATTATTCTAGTGAAGAATGTTGGATTGAAATAAGAGAATCTAAAAATACTATTGTAAACTTCTTGTCCAGTACTAAGTCTTCCCTTAGAAAGAATTTTATCTAAATCTTTTTTGAAACCAGAACCTTTTTCTAGTAAGGAGAAATCTTTTGGTTTGCATACACCAATAACTGGAGTAATTATTTCATTATAATCTAAAACTTCCGAATAAGGGAATATAGTTGGAGTGCCAGATTGGAAGTAATAAGATTGTGCATCAGATTCAGATAAGAATAATTTTCTTTTTTTGGAAGAATCTGAGTCATCATACTCTTTTAGAAAAACATATAAATCTTCTTTATTTCCCTTTACAGTCAGTTCCAAGTAATTTGTTGTAGATGAAATCGTGTCTACATCAAATGTCAAATCACTACCAGCTCCACCAATTTC